GAAGATCATGGGTATGAATTTCCCCATCAAAACCTAACATAAAGGATCTGCTACGAGCTTCTGCAGGGGTAGTGAAAATATCGTTATCCATTTGTCGCTTCTTTGTAGAAGCCCATTTACTTGAATCTGACATTATAAGACCTTGGCGATGTAGCCTTTGAATATACCAAAGACGACTAGGTTATTAGTTTCTGTCTCACATCGAATACGGATGTCTGCATTCTTTGGGACAATAAGAGGTGGGTCTAGAGGTATCTCTGTTGATCCACCATTTGTAGATGCTGTGAAGCAACCTGCTTGTCTAAATACTTTACCTGCTTGTCTAATCTCAGGGTAAAAGTCTACAGAACCTGATTGTTTTGCGCTAACCGCCCCATAGAAACTTGTCATAATAAAGTAATCATTTTTACTAAAGGTAGTTGCACCCTTAAATGACTGTTGAAACCCTTCAGGTATATCAATGTGTATCTTGGTTACGTCTGTAGGAACTCCACCTGATAGGGTAGTATTTTCGTATGCTACAACACGACCGACGAGTTCTGTGCTATCGTTGTTGTAGACACGAGATACACGAGCTAGGTCTGTATTGAGAGCAACCGTGTTCTGACCATTTAGTGTCGCAGTCTGACTAACGAAAGTAAACTCATTGTCACTTAGTGTATGACCTTCAATCGTAACCTCTTGGTTATCAGATGCAGAGGAAGAGGATACGTGGGAAATAGAGTTTGTAGAAAGGTAAGTCTCATTTCCACCAACACTCCAAACCGTTTCTAAACTACCTGTCCCTAACTGTGCTGAACGACCAAACTTAACAAGAGACTTTGCCTTACGATCAATAGAGACTTTGTCTCCATAAGTCTGTTGTATTTCACGCTCACCTTGGACGAGCCTTCCGTCAGGAACTTCATAAGCTCTGCGTGTCCAACCACCAATCATTTGTTCTATTTCCTGTGTTTCTTGGGCGAGGATTGCGTCTGGGTCAGAAGCGGCATCTATGTCAGGAACTGGGGTGACAATAGAAAGTGGTATTAAGTCGTGGGCCTGTGTTAGACTTGTGTTATCTAAACTTGGGGCACCACTTAGTAAATTATCTGCAGTTAAAGGGGTAGTTCCAGTAAGCGTAGTATTAGCTGCTAGAGGTGTTCCTGCAGTAAATCCATCGGGTGTCAGGCTATGGATTTGAGTAATAGCTAGAGTAGCTAAAACAGGGTTGCCAGATTCGAAGCTGACTGTTCCTAGATCGTGATCTTGTGCTAGTGTGACACTAGGAACTGAGGGGGGATCTGTTTCTAAGGCGGTAGTCGAGAAGGTTTCTGCTTCTGACATTGCCAAGTCAGACACAACAGAGTTACCTGTAAGAATATCTGACGTTGTTAGATCATGGACTTGAGTTAATGTGGGCTGATTAACTTCTGGCGTACTTGACGATAAAGCTGTAGCCGTTAGACTATGATCTTGGTTTACTGTGCTTTGGTTAACTTCAGTAGTTCCTGAAGTAACCGCAGTGGCTGTAAGACTGTGATCCTGAGTGAGGTCTGTCTGATTGACCTCTGATGCCCCAGTAGAAAATGACGTAGCTGTTAAGCTGTGGTTTTCAGTAAGTGTTGCGTTAGCTACTGAGGGTGGCTGCGTGACAAGATTACTTGCCGTTAGCTCTATGTTAGTGACTACACTGCCCCCATCATCGCCTAGAGGATTAGAGGCTAATGGGGAGAAGCCTGTCATTTATATATCCTTAAGCGTCCACTAATATCTCTTTTATTGTGTAACTTGTTGAGTTGGACGATGTTGGTGTAACACGTAGATTCATATAATTTCCAGATTCAACTACCTCAAACGTACCTAGAGAATCATGCGTGTAAACCTGTGCATATTCTGTAGCGTGTGCATTGGTACCATCATTTAAGAGTAATAATTCAGAAACCTGTGCTTTATTTACTTCTGGCTCTTCTATATAAAAATCAAAGTCACCGATTGTAGCACCATACCGAGCTTCGTAAAAACTTACATTGCTAGATGTTAAAGTAATCTCAGGGCTTCTTAACCAAAACCTGTCGCTATTCCGAGTCGGACTTGATGTTTCAGTATATAAGTAGAAGCTAGTGCCATCACCACCAGTGTTTAATGCTGTAGAGCCAGACGCTGTACCGCCACTGTCTCTGTTCCACCTTTCTCCAGTTGTACCTGTTGAAAGGTTAGACCAAACTACATCGCTGAAGTTAGAATAACTTCCAGAAGTACTTGTTTGCCACCCTGTTAAGTCTGATGTACTCTCAAAAGTATAGGTAGAGCCGTTTACACTAATTTCATCTAATTGAAGGTCTGCCCTATATACTGTACCACTAGAGGCAACTTGGTGTTGAAATACTAAACGTATTGTTTGACCTACATAGTCACTTACATCTACAGTTCGTTGTGTCCAAACCACGTTATTACCAGATACGTTAAATAGGCTAGAGCTTAAGCCACCATCAGTACGTTTTGACCTGATTAATAACTTTGCGGCATCGTAAGTTGGCATATAATAGCTTTTTAGCGTAATAATAGAGCTTGTTGTAGTGGTATGTGTAGACTCACCTATCTGATTCACATCTGCGAATGTAGCAACACCTGCCCCATCTGACTTTAGGAATTGCCCTGATGTACCACCACTCGTGGGTAAATACCAACTATTGTTGATCCTAAGACCTGAACTGTTGGCCTCTATTCTCTCTGTACCACCAGTTACAACACGCCATTGATCTGACGCATGAAATTGTGTGTAGGTATTGGTGTCACCTACGGAATAGATAGAACTGTCTACATATACATTATTGAAAGCAGGAGAGCTAGTCGTTGTTAACGATTGGTTGATAGCTTTGATTGCAGTTGCGTTTGTAAAATCGCTTGCAGGTATAATGTCATTAGCTATAGCGGTAATGAATACGATAGCTGAACCGCTAAGATTTAACAGAGACCCTGTAGAACTTTCTACTAACGTCCTAGATAAGGTGGTTCCACTAGATGTATAAGTTCCTGTACCAATCTCAAAAGCATCTCCATCCTCTATAACATAACTAACTGTGTAACCGTTTATTATTCCACCATCAGCAAAACTCTGAAAGCCAGTTTCGGCTGCACCTAATGTTACAGTCCCAGTACCAGTTGTCGATGTCGCAACCTTGACTCTGTTGGCTAGAGTGACCATAACTTACCTTATGCAGGATCAGGAATACCGATTGTGAATGAAGCTAAAGAGAAGGTATTACCTGATGTTACGCTCTGAGAGGCGCTGAGAGAGCCCGTGGCAAGCAAACGAGAGTTTGAGGTGTCAACTATCGCATAATGCGTTGCGGTGCCTGTGCCGCTTACAGAGCCGTCTGAGATAGCTGTAACAACAACTTCCCTTCCTCCACCACTACGATCAGAGGGAGCAGCGATGGAAAGTGACGTAGAATTACCTAAAGTGTGCGTACTAGTCGCTTCAGTGTAGGTTGTAGACTCTTGTGACGTAATATCTATGCGATTTGCCTCAGTATCTAGTACTGTAAGCCCGTTATCAAACACTCTATCTGCTAAACTAGCCATTTTCTGCTACTTTCTTTGGTGGAAGCTCTGCATTAGCCAACAGAGCGTTAACTATGTCTTCTTGGTCGCTTAAATCTATGTTTGCACCGTTTAGGTTGCGTAAATAACTACCAAGTTCACGTAAATCGTGTGGAGCAACGTCTCCTGCACAAATTTTAGGCATTAAATCGAAATTTAGGCCATTCATTTGCCATAAACGCTCAACAAGCTGCTTATTTAGCACATCAAAGATAGAATTTATGTAGGATTCCATAGATCGGAGGAATAAATCGGTTTTTGACTTGCTAAGAGCGTAAGAACCGTTGGCTCCTGCCCCCAACATAAGAAATTCAGCCATAACACTACGTGCAATATCGTGTTGATAGCGACTTATGATGGGATTTATGTCAATATTTCGAGATCCGTTGGAAGCAATAAGCTCAACATCAACAATACGATGATTTGTAGGCTTACCTTCGGCATCACGATAGACATCTGATGGCAATAAGGCATAACCCTGCTCATTAAACTTAAGATCACGTAGAATCTTCTCCATTTGTGATCTAACAGAGGCTTGATCTGCTGTTGCGTCAGGACTTAGGTATTCTGCAGCAATCCTACCAATCGGTACACCATGTAACTCACGTTCAACTGCTATCGCTTCGATGTTCTGGAGGTTTTTAAGATATTGGTAAGCAGAGTATGCATTACGCAGGATAGAACGTCCAGATGGGTCGTTGTTCGTGTTTGTTGTCTTGTAGTGTAGTATTTTTGTAGACGGTATGAAAAGAGTTTTAATTCCGTAGTTTTGTTCTTGGTGGACACCTAGGACATCTCCTGTTGTCTTATCCACCTCGAACCGTTCTATTGTCCATTGCGCTCTAGACGCTAACTTACGGACACCGATTCTTCCATCAGAGTGCTTACTATATTTCTTCGCACTTCTGTTATCTGGTCCAAGGCGTCTTTTATATACAACCTCAAATAATGAGAAACCAAATGTCAAGTGCGATAGAGCCTCTGAGATGTGATCATCAACAGAATGTTCCATATCTTCTAATACAGATTTTACGAAGTCAGCTTCGCGCTGCGCTTCATCTGTGTCGTTTGCAGGTTCAACATAGAAATCAACATCTCTAAGAACCTGTTCTGTGGCGTACATGATTGCGCCAATTGTGCTATCGTTGTCTCGCATCTCACGAAACTTACGAATAGCTCTTTTACCTTTTAGGTCTTGTAAAAACTCATCAGCACGGATTGTTCCTTGGCGAGTGTGTGTACCTGCCTGTCCAAGTTCAATCTTGCCTAGTCCTTCACTTAAATTCTTCATCGTTTATCCTAAGTGTATCTGGCTAAGACCTTTAGCATTTGAATAGGAAAGGCGAAGTGTGGGGTTCGTAACGCCATTCAACATAAGGTCAGTTAAGGCCCAAACACAAGCGTCTAGTCGATCTGGGGAACCCATAGAGCCTAATGGCTCCCAAGTTCTCATTTGCGTTTCCAGTTCGTCCAACCCTTTAGCATGTTTAACTTTGCCTCTTTCATAGAGAGCAGATATAGGTTCAGCCCTAGCCATTTTTCCTCTAGAGGCGTGTACAAGCCTGATAGGAACTGCTTCATCCTCTGCTTCAAGAGTTCTGCGAACCATATCACCGCCCTGATTGCGTTCTGCAACAATACGATCAGCACTATGTGCTTTATACAATGATATAGCTTTTGCAGCCCATTCTGCAGGGCTATACCGATCTGTTGCATCTTCAAGGACATAGCCAATTCCATTTACGTCTATACCTGCAACAATAAGTCCTGTCATATCAGATTCCGTCTTAGACGTAACAGCAGGATCTATTGAAACAACAATTCTATTTAGTTCGGGAATGTCTTTTTGTTCGATTGTACATTTGTCGAGGACTTCGGTTGTCCATAAAGCTCCATCAGCCTCTTCCAACATCTCCGCATAGAGTTCCTGATTACCAAGTCTTGTTCCTTCGTATTCTTTTTTAATGGTTTCAAGGAAAGGTTTGGCAAGGTTGTCTACGTTATCAAATGTAGAACCACGAGTAATGTGGCTCTGAGGTGAAGCTATCAAAGCCCTCATTAATTTAGTGGGCTTCGGTGTGGTCGTTACCATCACTCTTGGTTTGCGTCCAAGTCGTAAGGTAAACTGTAGCATGTCCCATACATCTTGTTGGTTACGCCATGCTGCAACTTCGTCTGCCCATGCTGCGTGAAACTGAGGTCCACGTAATCTCTCTGGGTCTTCCGCTGAGTAGAACTCGACTTTCGCTCCGTTCTCCCATGTGAGTGTCCTGTTTGTTGGTGACCAGTTTGGGTATCCCAATTTACCGCCACGATAGGTCTTATCGCTCTTCCAACAAACATTCAGAAACCCTGATTCACCTTCAACCATAACCCTACGAATATCAGAGTTAGTAGGAGCAACTGCAGCAATGCGCTTCTTTCCACTTTTGACTTGGTGTCTTACCCATTCAACACCTGCTCTAGTCTTTCCCCAACCTCGACCTGCAAGAGCAATCCAGATATTCCAATCACCATTTGGTTCTAGTTGCTCTGGTCTAGCCCAAAACTCCCAAGTGTGTTGGAGTTCTTCTGTTTTCTTTGGGCCTAGTTGGTCTAAAACTTCCTTGAGTTTCTCAGGGGGTATTTCTCTAAGGTCAGTCGCTGTTATTTTCATCGGGATCATTCTTGCCTAACAACATCATCAAAGTGTCGATAGCACCTTCATCAGTATCGGGGTCTTCTGATTGCTCAACTTCATTGATTGTCTGTGTAGGTGACCAACCACCTTTAGAACGTAGGTAAAACTCTGCAGCTTTGAAATCACCATCTAGAGCTTGCTGCACAATAACAGAGCCGACTTGTCCAACAACATCAGCACGAGTTTCGGCAATCAACTCTCCATAGATTTTATACAACGTAGCAGTAGAACTAGGAGCATATTGATATTTCTGAATAGATCCCATGATGTCTTTTACAGACACACCATTACGGATTCCATCCTTTATCTTCTTAGCAACAAGTTCACTGTAAGGGAGTGGTGGTTTCTTGTCCATATTCTTTACTTAGTTTAATTGGTTGATCCCACTCATCGGCAGAACTTTACTCTGTCAAGTGAGTTATTGGTACAGTTTGTTCTGGTTGAATGAGATCAACAAAGAAAACTTTCTGTATACTTAAGTATTATACTTACGAATTATAATTTATAAGTTTATAATCTATATGTATATATATTTATAAGTTTAAAACTTAAGTATAATACTTAAGTATGTATCTCTACTTATATATATGTACATTTTTTGTTGCTTTAGACACACAAATTTTATTTTTTTTATAAACCACTGTTTTCTAACGAATCTTTTTTGTTGACACACAGGTACGAATCGTTACCAAATTTTTTATTTTGGACATATGGGTGGTTACACCCCCACCGAATCACTTTGCGTATTATATGGAGGGTCCCACCTAATGTCAAGCATTATTTTAGATTCGGGGCAGATTTATTCCAAACTGTTGCAAAAATGTCACAAGGTTAACCATGTTGCACAATTACAACACATAAGATTAAAATTAGGTATTGACAAAGGTTTTTACTTGACACAGCGAGCGAATCGGCAGCACTCAGGCGAATCATTTCGTGGTCACAAAAGAATAATCAAAGTTGATATGTTATACTATAACACTTGATAAAGCATTGAGTAGACAACAAAAAAAGACGGCCTCGAAAGGCCGCCAGTTGAGGGAGTCATTCTATAAAAGTATATGTGCTATTCTACTAATTCTTTAGCTTTCCGTTTGGACGTGCCATGCGCCACAATAGCAACTGATTTACCTTTAACACTATTGCCACCACATAACTTGCATTGGGCGCATTGGACTCGCTCTCCTGCTTCCTTAGATGCAGGGCATAAAATCTCTTTACCTTTCACCAGTTTATCAATTGAGCTAATAACTCTAAACGTTCTCTCACTACGACTCCATGCCGACTCTGCCTGCTCTAGATTATCCGCGCTAGTCATAATCGACTCTGGCATTGTGTTTGCTTGGTGAGTATATGCGGTCACATATTCCGCGCCACAAGTTAGAGAGTCCCAAGTAGATCTATTTATGGCTAGTGGATCACCATAAGAACCTAAACGCACACCGCGTAATAAACCTATGGCTCTTAGCT